AACCGCCAAACCGATGAGTACGGGGAGCAAATTGAGAACGATATACGTAAGGGTACATACCAAGTACGCTTAAAGCCCGGGCCGTCATTTGAGGGTCAAAAAGAGCAAGCACTGGAGTCGTTACGCGATGTATTGCAAGCCGACCCTACGGCCTTCGATTTGGTGGCAGATCTCTACGCAGAAAATTTACCTCTGGCCAACACCATAGAAATTAAAAATCGTCTCAAGACCCGCGTATCACCTGCTGTCATTGAGGCGGGTAAAACGGGTGAAATGCCACAAAATCAACCGCCGTCCCCTGAGCAGCAAGCAGCTCAAGCTCAAATACAAATACAACAACAGCAAATGCAGATGGAGGCTCAATTTAAGCAACAAGAGCTTGAGCTTAAAAAACAAGAGCTGGCTCTTAAACAACGCGAGACTCAGGCTGAAATTGAAATAGAGCAGATGAAATTAGAAATAGCGCAGATGGAGCTTGCAGGGGAGGTTGAGGAGGCGAAGATGCGCTATTTATCAGAAACGCAAAGGACGCAAAGTGATGCAACCATATCGCATGCAGATAATATGGTCAAACTTTTGACACATAAGGTTGTTTAAAACAAAAGAGAGAGGGATCTATGCCAACAAGTAGTATTGATGAGCTTTTAATGGGGGGTGCAGGCAACTCGCTGCAACCCGAAACGCCGGAACATAAACCCGACTCCTATTCAGACGCACCAGAGCCTGAAAACGAGGTCGATGAGGTAGATACGGATGATGAAGGATCGCATTCTTTAGCTGATGAGCCGCAAGAGCATGATGAGTCCGATGCAGATGAGGACGATGAAAGCACGCCTGATAGAAAAGAGTACGATGAGGATGAGTACGGTAATCAAAAAGAGCGCATGTCCAAGGGTATGAAAGAGCGCCTTGATAGGAAAGAAAAGCAATATCAGCGCGAGGTTGAGCAGCGCGACCGTGAAATTAACGCGCTACGCGCACAGCTTGCTCAGCAAGGGGCTAGCCCTGATGTACAAAAGGCGGCGCGGGATTTTGAGTTTGATCCGGATGCAGAGGGGGATTGGCAACAGCAGCTTGCTCATGTGATACGCCATGAGGTTAAAAACATGGCGCGCACCGAAAAAGAAGAGCAGGAGCGTGCGATCGAAACCCAAATGCATCGGGAGTTTGAAACCAAATTTAAGCAGGGTATTGAAAAATTTGATGACTTTACCGATGTGATTGAAGGACTGCCCTGCAAAATATCAGACCCTATGGTTCTAGGTACACGGGCTATGGAAAACCCGGCAGCCTTTTTGTATGCCGCGGCAAAACGTCATCCGCAAGAGCTTGAGCGGATATCAAAGATTCGAGACCCTTACGCTCAAATGACCGAGATGGGACGCTTAGAGGAACGTATGCGTAAAAATAAACCTACAACCAAAGCACCAAGGCCGCTAGGTAGAACGCCTGAGGACTCCCATACTCCCGCACCTAAGAAAAAGGTCGAGGATAATGGGGATACATTATTGGCCCGCGCAGATGCAAAGCGTTTGGCTACCGTTAAAACACGTTTGAGAGGGAATAGATAATGAGTATTTTGAATTATCAGTATATGAATCCTATGACAAATGAGCCTTTGGAGCGTGTAGATAAACGATGGGAGCGCGATGCCCTAGGCGATCTTAAACACGGTCTTGATTTAATATTTGCACTAAAACAAGAGCTGGAGAAATTACATCCAATAGCCGCAGAAACTCTAAAGCGCTTATTATCTAACTAAAGGCCCTGGGCGACTGTAAAGGTCGCCTCGATTCATGTCGGAATAGGGCGCGACATGATACCACATATTTTTATAAAAAATACCGAAATCGGTTTTCGCAAAACCGAAATGGTAGGATTATTTGACAAAAACAAAAAAGTAAGCTTATGATTCAATCTGATGAGTAAGGGATCCCATCACCCAGAACGGTTTTTAGACGCGTAATTATTGTCTCCGTCTGACAAATGAAAGTGAGCAGCCATATTGGCTATTTATTAAACATTTGTTCAGGGAGAACAAAATGCCTAACGTCTTTCAAGAGACGCAATACGTATTAGATGACGTATTCGTCCGTTTTTGGAACAGTTTATCTTTCGCACGAACCGCAAACCGTAATCTTGAGGGTGACTTCAAAAATTTGCGTTTCGCAACCGGTCAAACACTTGATTATCGTTTAGAGGAACGTTACCTAGCAGGTGAGGGTGCATCAGCTACCTCCGAGGCTCGTGTTCAGATCATAAGACCTCTTTCAATTACCAAGCAATTTCGTACCATGATCGAATACACAGGGTTTAACCTGACATTCGATAGAGCACGCGATGAGCCGTATTTAGAAATGGCCAACGCACCACGTGCCAAACGTCTTGCGAACCTTGTTGAAAACTTCATAGCCTCACAGTTCCAAACACAAACCTACCAGTCTGTGGGAACCCCTGGCGTACCTGTAGATTTCAACACCATTCTAAGCGCTGACGCCCTAATGACAGAGCTTGCCATACCTGAGGACGGAAAACGCTACTCCGGTATTGGTCCAAGAATTGCGGCAAACCTTTCTAACGACTTATTCAATACCTTTAATAACACCGTTAATACCGGTGCATTAATTGACGGGTTTGTAGGCCATTTATCAGGCTTTGATTTCTTCAAAACCAATTTCCTACAAAGACAAATTGCAGGCGCAGGGCAAGCAGGCGGTACACCTCCTGCAGGCATGTTGCTAGCCGGTACTGTAACTAACGGTCCTATTACAGGTGGTAATACCATAGATGTAACAGGTTTAGGCCAATCACCGGGCACTGTGGTCTTTAACGTAGGCGATATTATACAGGTTGCTCCTGCATCAGGGGTTTATTTTGTTAACCCGCTAACCTATGAGCCCTTGTACGATGCACCTGCGCAATTTGTTGTAACCGCGCAAGTTATTACCTCCGATGGCAGCACCGCTACTATCCCTGTAAACCCAACAATCGTTATTGACGGTGCACGTCAAAATATTTCAGCCGCTATTCCAAACGGCGCTCAAATGTTGCTGTTCGCATCTCATAACGTTTCCTTGGCATACCATACCCAAGCAGTTGTTTTTGCAGCGCCTCCTATTAAGGAATTGCGTGGTGGTGTTGAGGCTGTAACCCGTTACTCCGACCTTTATAAACTTGCTATGACCTACTCACTAGGTGCGGATATCCGTAACTACGAGCAGCTAGATCGTATCGACGTTATATGCGGTGTGGCAATCAATCCTGAGTTTGCTGTTCGGATCATGTCGTAATTTATGGACGGTACCCCAGCACTTAGGGGGTACCACATTTACAAGGATGTTTCTTATGAAAGATACCCCAGCAATTTATCTTGGAAAAATCGTTTCAAAAAAGAATTTTCGCGCCTTTATCCATGCACCAAACGGTGCAACAAAGCTCGTAAACTCATGGGATGAGTACGAGGCTCACATGGAAAAAGGACTATGGTTTCCAACAAAAGAGGATGCGCAGGAAGCGCTAGCCTCTGTAGCACCTAAAGAGCCTGAGCCACAAGTGAAAGCGCCTGAAGAGGTTATTGAAAAGCCAAAAGCTCAAAAGGCTAAAAAGGCATCTGATGACGGTTTTTTACCTAAAACGAGGTAATTATGGCAATCGCGCCCTTTATAGCACCGGTTCAATTCCCGGTTTTTACGGTTCGGGAGTTTTGTTTCCAAATGTATAGGCTTATAAGCGCCTCAAACCCTACGGTTCCATTACACGGGGATGATGAGCAGCTGGCCGTGCGCGTGTTAAACCAAATCATGCAATCCTATGCCAGCTCAGGGCTTATGACTACCATTGCCAAAACCATATCAGTGCCTGTTAATTTAGGTATTTTTAACGTAGTTTTTGTCGATCCAAGTTACCCTACCACAGAGACCTTTTTCGAAACCGTAACCCTTACCACCGGATTACCTACGTTTACGGTGGCAGATGGTACTATTTATCAGGTTGGCGATTCCGTAGTGGGAAACGGCATCCCTGTGCTTACGACTATTTTATCCATTGTGGGTAATTTAGTTACACTAACCGCAAACGCCACCATTACAGGGACCTCTACCTTACAGTTTATTAGGGATATTACCCCACCCGATACGGTGTATGTAAAACAGGGCCGTCTTTCAAACTTAGATAGCGCATGGCTTTTATTAAACGGTGTCACCTATCCTTTGATTGATAAATCGCGCGATGATTATTTATCCGCATGGAAATACGATCCCTTACAGGGCTTACCCCGATTTGTCATTACATTCCCTGATACTAACCTCGTAACGGTGCGCCTATATCCCGCACCAAGCCAATTTTACTTATTTAACCTACGTGGTAAATTTCAGCTCCCCTTATTAACGGTAGACGATGATTTAAGCCTTGTCCCTCAATACTGGCAGCTGTATTTTTTATATGCAGTAGCAAAATACGTCTCTAAATTTAAGGGTCGCGGGAGTGCGTGGACTGACGACCTAGAGGCTGAGTACCGAGAGCTTAAAGATAATATGGAGGGCGCCTCTGAGGTTAATTTATCTATCATGGGCGATGAGCAAAGCTTACTGAACGGCAGCTGGCGCGTTCGGGCAGGTATTTAATGGTAGCGCTTGCCAAAGCTCCTGCAGCAAAGATAGAGGAGCTGCCAATATTTTGTTTTTACGATGTCCAGCGCTTTACGCAATTTGGGTCCATGGATTGCGCTAACTGGTATGGGATACAGGTAGAAAGCGGCAAAAAACAGCAAGCGCTATACCCTGCTATGGGACGCCAGCATGTACGGTTTATGAACCAAAACCGGTTTATATTTAATGTACAACCTAGAGCTGTTTATAAATCAATCAATTATTTTTATGTATTTGACGGCACTACGGTTTATCAATACGACCGTTTTTATAATTTTAAAGTGCTACCTATCAATACATCGCTGGGAGGGCCTATATGGTTTTCTACCTTAGCGGTTGGTAGTGTGGTTTATAGTATGTTTACCGATAGCGTTAATATTTTCCTTATTACGGAAAACGGCGCGTCTGTAACGGCTGCAGTGATTACCGATCCCA